TTCTTGCCAGTTTCATAGAATTCTGAAATTATCTCATGATTAAGTCTGTACTCTTCTAATCTTAACAATGGATATATTGTTCTTTTCCTGAAAGAACTCGACTGAACTATTTGATTGCCCATTCCCTTTGCGTCCTCTGTGTATCCTAATTCTGAACCGGTAACTCCAAAACATGCCCAGACCATTTTCGCCCACCACTTTTGTTTTTCAATCAATTCCATTTCCGCACTTGTGAATTGAATACTTGTGAATGTTGGGACCTTTCCTACTATTGGAACTTTATGCATTTTCTTTTTCCAGTGTCCTGCTTGGTCTTTTGTCCTTTGCTGTTCTACCCATTGGTCCTTGAACGCTTTGATCTCTTCGACGTTTGATCCTTCCAATCCAAGTATTCCTTTGGGTATTTGATTATCAGAAAAAAACTCCAAATCATTTTCAATTGCATAGATAAATGTTTGAATAGTATTTGCTAACACCTCGACCATTCCTCTTCCATATATTGAATCTGTTCTTTTGTTCTTCTCAAAAAATATTAACTCCTTTTTTCCGAATGGGACAGGCCTTGCAGCTGTTGACCATCCATACTGAAAATAAGCAGCTTTCTCTCGGACATCCGCTTGACTTATCCATCCTGGTTCCAATGCTGTCAAACTTTGTGTTCTCTTAGATGTGTCAATATTTGTGTCAAGAATTATGTCTTCTCTATCTGTTAACATTCCATAGATATCCGGGTTCTTTGTGAATGTGGCCCCATCACGAGCCACTATCTCGACCATCTCTTCTTTTAGATTGAACATTTTGTTTACTACCCCTGTATCTATTTCCAGAACATCTCTTAAGTATTGTCTTCGTATTTCCTCAAAACTTTCCTTGTTTGTGTTTGGATTCTCAAAAAAAGATTTAATATGGTCTATCTCACTTTGTTTTTGATCATCCAATTCCATTCCGTCGTCGGTTACTATGTCCCATTCGATAGGACTCATTTCATCAAGAATTAAATTAATACACATCTCCACATAAGGTGTAGCTGCAAGTCTTCTGACTGCCGCAAGATCTGTATACCTTGGATATCCAAAAGGAGGCTTATAAAAAAAGAATGGAATAAATGCTTTTGGCAATCCATCACGAGTTACTTCCTGTATCTGATCTATCGGAGGAACACTCTTCGTCGACAAAATTCCAAATAGATTCTTTAAATTTCTCTCTGCCATGATTATGAGCCCAGGAACATTGAAACCTGGGCAGTGAGTCTAACACAATGTGATAAATAATTTAACAATTACTTATATTTAAACATTATGATTTTAATATTAATTTACTTTTGGCCCAAAATGTACATGTTTTAGTTGTTCTTGTCTTTCTTCCTCATACTTTTTCTCTGCTTCGGTCATCTCTTCACTTTTTTCTTCCCCAGAAGATATGAATCCAAAAGTCAATTCATTTGGATTTATCTCGAAATACATCCTCATCATCCAAACATCTCCAGCATCTGTTGACCTGTTCAATGCTCCAGTATCTTTTAACTCTTTTTTTGATATGACTCTCAAAGTTGTATCTTTATCTTCATCCATCTGCTTCATCACTTCAAGATCTTCAACAAGCATATTTTTAATCTCAATAGATAAATTCCTATAAATTCCAATTCTTCCAGAATTAACATAATCAGCCAAGACAAACCAACATTGACTTCTAAGATTTTTATAATTGTGAAGAACCTTGTCTTCTTGGGTTTCTTTCTTTAATTTCTTTAATGGTGATGCATTTGCTACAAATCCAATTACTCCTGGAAGATCCTTAACAAGTCCGAATCCAACTCCAACCTCATCAACAAGACAGTTGCTCCGGGGGATCCTTCTTTTGAATAACATTTCGTCAAGCTCACTACTAGAGATATTATTCATCTTAATTGCTTCTGTTACAAATAGTCCATCCCAAAATGTCACTATACAACAATCCCTTCCAAATCCTGCTTGATCAACTATACAATATTTTCTTCCACGTTTTGCCTCGTTCGTGAACATGTCAATAATTTTGTCGTAATCAAATATCTTTGTTGGATCATCATCATATTCCCAATTTCCATTTAACAATCTCTCTCTATTCTTTGTATCCAGTTTTTTAAGATTCTCAATATAATACTCAGAAATAAATGGATTATCATATACGCTTGCCCGGACATACGCCTTGTACGGTTCCAATTCATTGTCCCTCCATTTCTTGTAAAAATCCTTGTAGATAAAAGTCTTACAAGGATTCGAACCCATTCCTATCTTTGGAATCAATCCAAACTCATCAAGCTTGAATCTCATTCTGCTTCTAATAATTTGATATGCCTGCTCTGTGATCTCTGCCATCTCGTCGATAAATCCATCCGTATATTCTGTACTTCCCAAACTCACAAAGTCTGGATCACTTGGATACAAAAACAAGTCCCTCAAATATTCCTCAGACCCATTCTTAAATTTTATCAAACCATTTATTGCATTATAAGAAAAATCTACATTCTGCTTCAATCCCAGCATCCTACAAACTTCAAAAAATGTAAGCAATGTCGACTCTTTCAAACTCTTCAGTCTGGCCCTTGCAAGAAATCCTCTGCTTCCAGGATACATAATCCTTCTTTTAATTTGCCACAAACATCCTGTGAAAGACTTGGATCCACCCGCTGCTCCACCCATGAATATCTCTGTGTGTATTTTATCTTCAAGGACCTTCAGAATCTCAACTTGCTTTGGGCTTATCTCCAGGTTGTGCTGGTTCACGCTTAAGTTTTGCATCTTTTATTTCCTCCACAGATTTTTCTATCAGATTAAATATTGCACCCTCTCCGCCAACCTCATACTTTTCCGCTATCTTCTCCTTGAATCCGTAATTCTCCATCAACTTTGTCAAAATCTCCGCTGTTTGATTCGAGGCCTGTATTGCCTTTATCCTCTCCGCCTTGCTGCTTTTGTCATCAACCTTTATACTTTCGGTAATTGCCAAATTCTTCCTCAAACTCATGATTAACTTTCTTCCCTCAAAGTCTATCTTTTTCATATCTATTTTCTTGATCCAATATTGAATGTCATTGTAAATTATCTTGACAGTTACACTATGTTTCTCCGCCAAAACTTTTACTGGAACACTATAGGGACCAATAGATTCCATAAAGTCCTTTACCTCTAATCTTCTCGACGCTGTTTCTTCTGGTGTTTTTCTTATTGGCATTTTGTAAGCTTTTGTAAGAACTTTACTCTACCCTCCCTATATTATCTATGATCATACCATGTATTGGAACAAGCACAAGATCCTTAATTTTATCATCTCCCATCTCTTCTAAAATCTTCTTTGCTTGATAATCAGTTAACTTGAAACTGATGAACTTTGTCCTTTTAACATTTTGCTTTTCATCCATGATCATCGACAAGTAACTCTCAGGCACCTGGTTCACTGAATCTATAAAATCTGCCAGTTGTTTTTCTTCCTGACCTAAATATTTTGACAATTCATTCAATCCTATTTCCTTTGACAGTCTAATCAGATCCTCCGCATCTTCCCGGGGATTGTGACTTCCCCTGATCTTGTTCATTGTCTGCCTTAGTAAACGTCTCTCAGAATCGCTTAAATTTAGCCTATAACAGGGTATTTTCTCCATTTTCAGCTCCTTATACACCTTGAACCTATGTTCCCCGTCACACATCAAATTATCTTGATCTATTAATATTGGTTGCAGCATCCCCTTCTCCTTCATGATCTTCCTCAATGCATCCAGTTTCTGCTTGTCCATCTCATTTGGATTTGTTTCGTCCAGCTTGATCAACTTCACATCAACCCATTCTACATCGTAAGTTTTTATTTTTTCCATTTGTCCCTCTGTTTTTTATTCATCTCTCTTTCAAACTTTGCAATTTCTTCTTTGCATCCGGCACTCCACTTTGTATTTGGCTCAGCACAAAAAACATATTGTCTCCATGCTCCATCCCAGGTTATAGATCCTAAGTAACAACCACATCCTTTTTGATCATCCCTTCTCACTGCAAATATCCTTGTTTTTCTTCCTGGTGAATGACATTCATTGATATAAACTCTAACTTTCTCACTCTGATAAATTGTTCTCTCTTTTATGAACATTCTAAACACCTCTTGATTTCCAATGCAATCTCCTTGGCCATCTTGACAGGAACAGCATTTCCTATCTGCGCATACATGTTGTCCTTGCTTCCAACAAACACAAAGTCATCCGGGAAAGACTGTATCCGCGCACTCTCCCTTACACTTATTAGTCTATTGTAAACTGGATGGATATATCTTCCGCCTTTTGTGATTGTATAAGAAAAACCATTCATAATTAATCTTCTATTATTTGATCTGAAACTTCCATAATTTCCCCCTGGTTTTACAAATGAAAATTTATATGCCTTCCTGGTGGCCACCTTCTCATAGATATGCTGCATGCTTTCTATCTCCTCATAAGGCAAATCCAATACTTCTTTTAAAAACACTTTTCCCTTGAATATTGGATACCTGTTTTCTTTTCCTTTATTATTCCCTATGAAAATTGCTCTCTTTCTATTTTCTGGAACTCCATAATTGCTGGAATCCATTACTTTGACATCTACTCTGTATCCTTCCTTCTTGAAATATCCAATTATCTCTCCCAGAACACTCTTTCCCTCAGGATTGAGCATAGAGCCTATCCCCGGAACGTTTTCCATCACAAAGTACTCTGGCTTCAATATTCTCAAGAACCTTACAAATTCCAAAAATAATCTGTTCCTT